AATAAAAACTTCACGCGAGTCTGAATCTAGAACTAAACTTTCTAGAAAGAAAGATTGGACTCCACCATCCAGTTTGGATGCGCCAGCTGCACCGCAAGGATATGCACACAGATGGATAAGAACTTCGACTAACGGTTTTGAAGATCCAGGAAATGTATCTAAGAAACTAAGAGAAGGTTGGGAATTTGTGAAAGCCGAAACTGTTTTAAGTGAAATCGGTGAACATGATTACCCTGTTATTCATGAAGGAAGACATGCTGGTTTAATCGGAATTGGTGGCCTTGTGTTGGCAAGGATACCGGAGGAGATATTGAAAAGTCGTGCTGAGTATTTTAGAAAAATAACTCAAGATAGAACAGACGCGGTTGATCGAGATCTTATGAAGGAGCAACACCCGGACATGCCTATCAATATTGATAGACAGTCTAGAGTTACCTTTGGTGGTGGACGTAAAAAATAATTTTTTTGCCATACCTACCTGGATAGCTTGGATAATATAAACAAACTAAGTTAAGGAGAACAACTATGTCAAATCAACTAGAAAAGTTTGGTCTACGACCTTACAGAAAACTAGACGGTACGCCATTAGTCGGAGCTCAAAACAGATACACAATTAAACCAGGATATGGCACTGCGATTTTCCAAGGAGACTTGGTAATTCCTGTTTCTACAGGAAATATCGAAAGACATACTGCTGGTAATGCGTCATCTGTTGTGGGTGTTTTTAACGGAGTTTTTTACAACGATCCAACTACTCAAAAGCCAACTTACAAAAATTTCTACCCTGGTGGCATCACACCAACACAAGGCGATATTACAGCCTTTGTTGTTGATGACCCAGACGCAGTATTTTTGATGGACGCTGATCAGAGTTTTGTTAGAGCGGATTTGTTTAAAAACTATCACGTTACAAACGCGGCAGGCGTAACACAAACAGGAATATCATCTGTACAATTAGACGTTAGTTCGTCAGGAACTAAAGTTACATTTGTTGTACAAGCAATTGATATCACGCAAGATCCTGAAAATCAGGATGTTACTGTATCAAATGCAAATATTCTTGTTAGAATCAACAATCACTTCTACCGACAAGGTGGAACAGGTATAGCATAAGGAGATAAAACATGGCAATATCACGATCCCAACTAGTCAAAGAACTAGAGCCAGGTTTGAATGCTTTATTCGGCCTGGAATATAGTCGTTACGAAAATCAGCATGCTGAAATTTTTGCGACTGAAACATCAGACAGAGCTTTCGAAGAGGAAGTAATGTTAAGCGGTTTCGCTTCTGCACCAACTAAACAAGAAGGTGCTGGAGTAGTGTTTGATCAAGCGGGTGAAACTTTCACTTCAAGATACAACCACGAAACAATCGCATTAGCATTTGCTATCACTGAAGAAGCGATCGAAGATAACCTATACGATAGACTTGCGGGAAGATACACAAGAGCCCTTGCAAGATCTATGGCAAACACGAAGCAAGTTAAAGCTGCGAACATTTTGAACAATGCGCAAGTAGCTAATGCTGTTGGTGGAGATGGTGAATCCCTAATCGGAAACGCTCACCCACTTGCAACAGGTGGTACTTTCTCAAACGTTCTTGCTGTTGCTGCAGATCTAAACGAAACTTCACTCGAGCAGTCATTAATTGACATTGCTGGATTTGTCGATGAAAGAGGCTTAAAAATTGCTTCTTCTGGTAGAAAAATGATAATTCCAAAAGAATTACAATTTACTGCTGAGAGAATCATGAAGTCGCCAATGAGAGTTGGAACTGCCGACAATGACATCAATGCAATCAATAACATGGGAATGGTTCCTGAAGGTTACAGAGTTAATAACTTTTTAACTGACACAGACTCATTCTTCTTGTTAACTGATGTGCCTAACGGATTAAAATACTTCGTTAGATCACCTATCAAAACTGCAATGGAAGGTGACTTCGATACTGGCAATATGAGATTTAAAGCTAGAGAAAGATACAGCTTTGGTTGGTCAGACCCAAGATGTATATTTGGTAACGGAAATTTACCTACTAGTTAATAAATAGCATAACTATTTAATATAAAAGGGCGGTGTTCACATCGCCCTTTTTTTTATGTATAATGAAAAGACCTAGAAAATAAATTATTTTGTAGACTGGCTAGGCAGACGGTATAGAGACTACAAAATTAAAAGCTATACAAAGGAGAATATTATGGCAAATACTACATTCGATGGTCCGGTAAGATCTCGTAACGGGTTTCAATCAATTGGACCAGGTGCAGTTCCTGCATTAACTTTAGCAACTGATTTAACTGTTGCTGATCACGCAGGAAGACTTGTAACTATGGACCCTGCTGGAACACCAACTGCAATTACAATACCTTCAATTATTTCAACTGCAGATGGAGCAAACTCAGGACCAGGAAGCGATCCAAATAACCAAAGCACAATTGGAACTACTTTTGAAATTCTTTTTACAGATGATTTCACTGGTACAATCCAAACTGCTAACACAGCTGATAAATTTATTGGTATGGTTACACTTGGAATTACAGCTTCAGTTTCTGGAAAACAATTTGTTCCAGCAACAGCTAATAATGAGATGAACTTAAATGGTGAAGCCGGTGCTGCAGTTGCAACAACTGGTGGACTAAAAGGTTCTTATGTTAAGTTTACTGCAGTTGCAGCAAACCTTTACTTTGTAGAGGGATTACTTAATTCTACTGGACAATTAGCGACACCTTTTGATACACAGTAATAATTAATTAGTGGCTCCTTCGGGAGCCACGAACATAGGAGATTTATGGCTATTAAAAGCGATATACAAGCAACTAGATCAGCGGCAGCAGCAGGTGCTGCAGCAATCATTGCACAACCCATAAGATTAAAAGGAATAATTATTGCATCAGATGGTGCTGGAGCAGGTGTTTTAGAATTAACAACTACATCGCAAGCAGGAGCAACATTATTTTTTGCTGACGTACCAAGTGGTGATGTTATTAATTTTAATTTTCCAGAAGATGGAATTTTATTTCCTGCAGGAATTTTTTGTAAAACAAATACAAATTTAACTGCATATACTTTATTAACTGATAAATTTTCAGGACCTAACATGACAGGTCAGAACGGATAATTATGAGTGGTGGCGGAAGTTTTACATCAGACCAGTCGGTAGCCCACGCTATCACAACTGCACAAATGGTTCCTACCGGAAGAAGAGCAAGACTTACTTCCATACAAGGAAAAGGTAATTCAGCTAGTGGATCTGTTATTTTTAAATCAGGTGGAGCAGCAGGTACAACAGTAGCTACTTTTTTATTTGGTGAAGAAGGTCTAGATATGTATTTACCAGGATCTGGAATACTATTCTTAGAAGGTATTCATGCAACCATAGCAGGAACTAGTGGCGTAACTATAACCTTTACGTAGAATGAGTAAATTTAAATTAGCTTATACCGGTAGTAAATATGCAGGTAAAAAGATTATTGATATTGTAAAATCTTTAAAACGTAATCTTAAAGCTAAGAAAAAACCGAGTAAAAGAACTTTAGCATCAAAAAGATCTAAAGCAAATGTTGCAAGAGCCGGTCAAGGAACTAAATCAATTAAAGCTTACAACATTAGAGCGGGAGCTAGAAATGATAAGATGGTTCCTATTAAAAAACAGTCACAAAAAGGTAGTTCTTTTCAAACACATAGCGTAAGAACACCTGGAGCAAATTCTGCTAGAGGTATGGGTTTATCCAGATACGGAAGTGAAGGTTCTGCAGCATCCTGGAGAGCTGATATGGATAGGTTCCAAGAAATACCAATATCTGCTTTTCTTAAAAAGAAAAAAGCACTTGGTGGTGTAGCTAGTTTTAAAAGAGGCGGAGATAATATGCCTGCTAGAAATAAAAAAAACTTTAGATCCACTAAAAGTGGTGCAGGGATGACTGCTGCAGGTGTTGCAGCATACAGAAGAAAAAATCCAGGAAGTAAATTATCAACTGCAGTGACAGAAGATAATCCAGGAAAAAAAAGATCAGCACGTAGAAAATCGTATTGTGCACGTAGTGCAGGACAAATGAAAAAGTTTCCAAAAGCTGCTGCAGATCCTAACTCTAGATTAAGACAAGCTAGAAGACGTTGGAAATGTTAATTGCTTTTTAGATAATAGTATATTATCAAACATCAATGAAAATTATTGATAATTTTATTGATGATCCTAAAATATTTACAGCCCTACAAGAAATATTATTATCTGATAAATTTTCTTGGTTTTACAGTGAGGGTGTAGCAAACAATAAGGACAATT